TTAGTGGATAACTAGGAGCTGCCATTATGCACCAAAAGTCCTAGCAAAGCTGCCGCCCTTTCTTCTGGCATCTACAACTGCTGCTAATGTTTCTTGTTTAATTACCGGCATTAAGTTCATTACTTCTGCCCTTACTGTTTGTGCTACCCCAGTAGTTATGTTTAGTGTTTGGTTTACAGTACCACCGCCCATACCTAGCTGATTATTTGGTACTATTCTGCCAGCTTGGTTTGGTACAAACATTTCTGCGCCTTTTTCACCTACTAAATATGGCGTATTTGCCATTACACTACCGCCGGCTGCCTTGCCACCACCAAAAAAACCACCAAAGAAACTTTTAGCTGCACTACCAATAAACCCGCCTATGCCGCTACCGCCAGTACCTTGAAAAGATTTTTTAATGTTATCTAGCAAAGGTTGTATTATTGTTAGCTGCACTATTAACTGTATTACTTGCGCTATAACGCTTTGGAAAATATTATACATTGCATCTTTAAAGTCTTTACCGTGTACAACAGCATCGGCAAAAGCCTTAGAAATAGCATTGCCAGCCTCATTAAAAATATCCATTTGCTTTTGCATTGTTTTTTCTATTTCTTGTATTTGTTTTTCAGCAAGTGCATTTTCCATTTTGGTGCGGTCTTCTAAGCCCTCTAAGAACATTTTATTTTGTTCTGTAGCCACCTCTATCATTTTCTTTTGTGCCTCTTTTGCTATTTTTTCTTGCGCTTTTTTTGCTTTTCGCATTGCAGATAATTCTTTTTCGTGCAGTTCTCTATTTTTAATATCTAGTACGGCATAATCTTTTAACCCACTCATTACCGTATTAGCAATTTCCTCTTTCATTGCTTTTGCTGCTGCTTTCATTTCTTCTGTTGTGTCGCGGAAATGCAGAATGGCTTTAGTTAAAATAACAACGCCAGTACCTATAGCAATAAATGTTGCCGCAATAGGATTAGCTGCTAAAAATGCAAACATTACCCCTAGTGCTTTAGTAACCCCACTAAGTGCAATAACTAAATTACCTAATGCCGCTATAACAACTGCACCGGCTAAAGCTTTAAAAAATGCTTTAATTGTGTCTATATTATCAGCCATTGTTCTAGTTAATTCTGCTAAAGATTTACCTAGCTCCTTACCAAAAGCAATTATTTCATCTTCGTTTTTAGCTAAAAATTCGTTTAATTGTGCAAACTGAAAGCGTAACTCTGCAAAGAAACCCTCTGCTACAGCTTTTTGGAAAGCAAAAAACTTATCACCAAGCATGGTTAATGTACCACCTAAAGTGTTTGCAAGTTCATTAGTTACATTACCTAATCTACCGCCCTTACCAAAAACTTCTTCAAACTTTTTAATAGTTTCTTCTGCAGTTACAGTTGCGCCAGCCTCAAAACCAAGCATACTTCTTACGCCCCTTTCCCTAAATACATCTGCTGCTGCTATACCACCAGCAAAAGAACGCTGTATTTGTTCTGCTGTTTGCCTAAAACTTAGCCCAGTAACGGCTGCAACATTACCGGTAATGGCTAATATTTTTGCCAACTCATCTGCATCGTCTGAAACTACGGCTAAGTTGCCTGATGCTTGTTGTATTTCGTTTAAGCTAAATGGCACTTGCGCAGCAAACTTAACCATATTATCAAACGCTTTGCTACCCTCACTAGCGCTGCCAAATAAACTTTTTAACCTAATTTCTAAACTTTCTATTTGTAAGCCAACATCAACAACACTTTTTAAAAATACGCCAGTCATAACACCAGCAGCTACAGTACCAAACTTAACTATTCTAGTGCTTAAATTACCAAACTTACTAGCTATTCCGGCTACGCTTTTTTGTATATCTGTTGAGCTTTTTTTGACTGTGGCATTAGCTTGCGCCATACCTTTTTTTAGGTCTTTTAAATCTGCCTCTATCTTTACTACTAATTTATCTAGTTCTGCCATATACCATAAAACAAAAAATTAAAAATCTGGATAACGCTCTTTCATCTGCTCTATCCATTCTTTGCTCATTGGTTTACTTGGTTTTTTACCAGAGTTAAATTCAGTAAATCCCCTTACAGCTAATGTTATCTCATTTATGGACATTTGCCAAAAGGTATTAGGGTCTATGTGCATCATGCCAACACATACCTCTATCCAGCGTTGTACTGGTAGGGTTGCATTAGGGTCTATGGCTTTTTTTCGTCTTCTTCCTCGTCGCCGGTATCTACATTAAGTGCTAATGTTATTACTTCGCCACAAGCTTTTATGCTTTCCAGCAAGCCTATTTCAGAAACAATCCTTTTAACATCTTTTTCCTGTATGTCGTTACCGCCGCCACGCAACGCATAATGCAATATAGTAATTACATTTTGTAAACTTATATCTGCACTAGCTAACATATTACCAACTTTTAGGATAGAACACCCAAGCTGGCTTTCTATGCGCATACATGTATCTAAACCCATGCGTACAGTATAATCTGTACCGTTAAGATTTAGTGTCTTTTCCGCTCTGTACTTGTTTACGCTCATTTTTTACCTCACTTTTTTGTACAATCATTTTAATAACTTCACCCCTACCAGCAACATCTGTACCCTGAAACATAATGTATTTAACACCATTTATGGTTAAGCCAGAGGTATTATCCCAATCTTTAAAGTATGGAACTTCTACCTCTAGATTATCACCATAAGAGTTTACATTGGCATTTTTAAATGTTTTGTTGCCTATTTTAACTTCCGTAATCATAATTAGATTATACGGTAGCTAGGGTTATAGTACCAGCACTTTCAAACGACATCGCGTATTCTACTGCTCCATTGTAATTACCACTATACTCAATACTGGTGATTGCAAAATCGCCGGTAAAGGTGTAGAAATCTGGAACTAAAAATTGAAATGCGGAAAATGATGATGCATCAAAAGCGGTTAATATGCTTGCCTCTACACTTGCATCTGTAAATATACCAGTACCACTTACTGCAAAAGATTTTACTGTGCCTTGTGCAAGCAAAGTTCTAACTCTTGCGCTGTCCTTGTTAGATACATCTAGTATTTCTTGACTTGCTGTAATACTTGTATCTCTAAGTCCAGCAATAGTAGTGTAGGAAACTGGGGAACCAGAGCCAAGTTTCATTAAAAGCGCGCTACCTTTTTGTGCTGCCATTTCTATTTACTCCTATAAGTTAACTATCGTACACTATTATAGACAAAGATATTATACCATGTCTAGTAATACCGTCGCCAGCAACCAAAGTTTGTACGCTGCTAGCCCTTGTCATTACATGGCTTGCGCCGCTTACAGAAAGGGATTGGTCATGTAATAAATTATATATACGCTCTGATATTTCGGATATTTCCTTTTTACCCCTATACCTACTCCATACATCTATATCTACTAAATATTCGTTACCGTCCAGCGTAGCAGTACCCTCGTTATTGGTATTTATATTGCCTATAACTACATACGGGTAGCTAGTATCTTGAGGCACATTATCATATATTTGGTTATTTCCAACTAAGCTATCTAATGTGCTATCGCCGTTTAACAATGTATATATGGCAGATTGTAAGTCAAAGCTATGGAAACCCATTATACTTTACTCCTTTCTAGCTTAACTTGTGCTATAACTTTATTGCTAAAACCAATAGCTTTTTTAAAAGCTGGTGAGTTTTCACCCATAAACTCTCTATCTAAATCTAACTCTAAAAATGGCGCATATTCATTATTAGTAAATACTTCTGCGGTCATAACAGCCTTGCTAGCTGGTTTTATAAAAATACTATTTACTAATAAACCCGTATCTATAGCCGGTGGGTTGCCTTTAGCTGAAACTTTAGCTTGCCTTGTAGGGTTATATCTAGTAACAGTTTTACCTATTTTAGTGTTACGCATGCTTAATTTTATTTCGCTTTGGAAGTTATTAGCCACCCTGTTTATGTGCCTAATGGCATTAGTGCTATACAAACTAATAGCTTTAGATATTTTTTTATCCATATTGCCTTTAACAGTAAATTTAATCATGTTGCAACACCCTCTGTAGCCGTTATTATCTGGTATTTTTCTTTACCCTCTAAGTTTACCTCTATTCTTTCAATATTATAATTTTTGCTGTTATAAACTATTCTATGTTTAGGTGTAAGCGCACTATAATACCTAATAATAAACTCAAGTGTATTAGTAGCCTGTAACTGGTCGCCAATAACGGTTTCATTACCCCCTGTGCTTTGGCATGCTGCCCATACGGTAACTGCTGTGCTAAACGATGCACTTTGCCCGCCGCCGGCATCGGTACTTGTTGACATGCTTTGTATTGCTATGCGGTTACGCAGTTGCCCAATACTAGCCATATAAGCCACCAAAATGTGCAGTTCCCCTGTAAGGGTGTGTAGAAAACTGGTGTATTACATAAGGTCTAATTAGCTGCACAGCAGTAGGTGGTGCTACTATTGGTTTACCGTCTAAAGTATCACCCCTATGTTCGTATAAATTTGCGGCATAAGACAGACAAGCCAGCTTAATGTCCTGTGGAACGGCGCTAGATGCCCCATATCCAGCCACATAGCGTATTTCAAGGGCATTGGCTACCCGTAACCCTGTTGGATAGCTTTCGCCCTGTCTGAGGACAAATTTAGCCGGTACAGCAGCATTATCTAAATAATACTTAGTAGCTGCATAAGTTGTGGCTGTGTCGTCATCATCATAATATTTTACATGGGTTATGCTAGCTACTGGGCTTTCTGGTAGTATAATACTACGCCTGTTTATGTCTTGGTCTATGCCAATATATGCACCCTCTTTTATAACTATATCTGGCTGGTAAACGCTATCTATAAACATATTTAATGTTTGCGTTGTTATACTGCGCCCTGTAGTTCTTTTTGCCCAATTATGCACCGCTTTTTGTATTACAGTAAGCTCCGCATCATCATCTGAATTATCTATTTTAAGATGATTTTTTAGTTCTGTTGTTGTTACAGCGTATTCTGTTTCTGCTGTTTGTACTGTTACCCCAGCCATATCTTATCTCCAGTTATAAAAGTGTGTTATACCATAGCGCCCATAACCAAATTCTATGTCATTTTTAGATTTTACCTCTGTTACCTCATGCTGTAAATAACTAGGGAAAAATAACATTCTATTAGGTACGCAGTCTATTGTAGCATTTATAGGGCATATTTTAGTATTGCCGCCAAAAAATTGTTTAGGCTCTTTGTACAGCCATATTAACGCAGTAAATTGTACGCTATCGTGGTGAGGTTTATAGTATTTGCCTTTGTCATAGTAACCCACAAAAGTATTATCATAGTTTGTATTTATAAAATTATTATGGTGTAAAGGCATAGCCTCTTGCACTAAATCGTGAAACTCTTTACTTCTAAACTTATATTGCGCCCTAATTATTGCTGACATATTTCTACCTTTTTGTGTGTAGTAGTCCCATAAATGAAATCTATAAGCATTAGATAACGCCTCACCTTTTGTTTTTGCTACTGCTACCCCCTCATCTGTAGCTTTTTCTCTATCTTGTTCGCTTAGTGAATTGTATAGTTCTAACTCTGTCCATACATCTTTTAACTCTTTTGGTGTGTACCAGTTATCTACAACCAAATAAGGTGCGTGTTTTTTTTGGTTACAAATTTTTATATCCCAATATTGGGGTATTTTTTCTATTATTAAACTCAACCTAGTGTACCGTCATCTCTGCCACCCATTGTAAATAATCTTTTATGTGGGTATATTCTATTGTTTATTTTTACCATAACCTTATCATCTCTAAAAAATCCAGCCTGTATGCTCCATACATAATCATCACATTTTATTCTATGAAAAGTGCTTTTTTTTACATAGTTAAACCACTTTCTTTTTTTAACAACAATTTTACCATTATCGTTTATTTCTTCTGTGTAATTACCTTTAAATATAAATGATACAAAATTAGTTTCATGGCTGTGGTAAATAACCCTTGCATCTGATTTAGTATTTGCAAATTGTTTATCATGGTCTATAGGGTGTATTCTTGATACTAATACTGTTAATGGTTTAGTCCAAAAGCCCCACCTAGATATGGCTCTTACGCCATTGTTTGCTACAACATGGCTTGCGCCAAAGCCAATATTACAAATCTTTAAGAGGTACGATATCATAGCCACCACTCCCGTCATCTTTAGGCACTTTGATAAATTCTTTAATATCTTTTTTATTTACATTCTGTGCTATACGATTACCATGATTATCTGTGTTTGGTATTACTATTTCTGTGTCAGCAAGGTTTGTTAGCTCATCTGCAAAAGGTGCTGTGTACTCTATATACAAGTCATCGTCATATCCATAAACTTGATACCTTTCTAAGTGTGTGCATAATATTATTTCTGTTAATGCTTTATCACTATCAAACTGAAATTTAAAACAATCATCAGTATGGGCTAGCGCTTTGTCTACTGATATAGGTTTTTCTATACCTTTTTTTAAACTATCAGCCCAAGCATAAACATCTGCAACTGCGCCAGTTACATATATAGCCTGTTCGTTTTGTGGTTCATATTTGGCATTAACTTTGTCTGTAATGTATGCAACAGTTAAATTACTTGGTACAGATACAGTTGGTAACACTTGACCTTTTTTATATACTACTTCCATATACTTTTGCGATGTGTCCATATCATAAAAATATTTTATAAAATCTTTGCTTAGCAATATGCTGTTTTCAAATTTATCACTATCTTTGTAATCCGGCTCGCAACTGCAAGTGTGTACACTATACTTGTTACCGTCCATTTTTACGCCCCAAACAACTATAGGAAAAGCATAAGTTTCTTTAGGAAACTTGCCTTTTATTTCATTTAATACTGCCTTAGTTTCAGCATCATCACTACCGCCCCAGTATGTTCTGTGTACTACTTTTTTGTTTTTAATCCATGCCCTGTATAAAGTTGGTTTTCCCATTACGAAACTGCCCCCTGAATGTTAGTATTGCCGTCTTCCCATGTTAATGTATTGCCGCCTAAATTAATAGCTTTTCCGCCAGCGCCACCAGCACCACCGTCCCCACTTTCTGAACTACTGCCCTGTTGTGCATTAAAAAATGTACCCGCTTGACCAGCTTGACCATTGGTTGCAAAGCCACCACCATTTCCACCCTCACCAGATACATAGTTTTG